AGACCCGGGCGTTGCCCGAGGTCCTCTCCGGGACGCTGACCGTGCGGCTCCAGGTGTACGCCTACTCGGCGTTCATCCCGGGTCGGTTCCCCGCCGGCATCTCGAAGATCACGGGCACCGGCCTCGCCGCCCCGTCCGGCTTCTAGCCGGTCTCCACGCCGGGTGACCGGGAGGACCCTTCGGGGTCCTCCCCCTCACCCCCGTTCTCGACCACGTCGAGGGAAGGACCACGACCATGAAGCAGGACGGCGACCGCTACGCAGCGGACTACCTCCGGCAGGGTTCGCCCACCAACACCACGTTCGCCGAGTCGATCCCCCGACTCCTCGCCGGCGGCGACCTCGCGCTCGCCTCGTCCGGGGTGGAGCTCGCGGTCGGTGTGCCGCTCCAGGCCGGCGACGTGATCTCCACCATCACGTTCATCACCGGCGGCACCGCGGCCAACGGCCCGACCGCCGGCTACGCGGTGCTGCGCGGCACCGATGGCACCAAGCTCGTGCAGACCGCCGACTTCGGCTCCACGGCCCGGGCGGCGAACACCGCCTACTCGGTGTCGCTCACCAGCTCGTACACCATCGTCACGCCCGGTCTCTACTACGTGGGCCTCTCGCTCACGGTGTCGACGACCATGCCGACGGTGCGTGGCGTGTCGGTGGGCAACGCGACCGTGGCCGGTGCGGTCGGCCTCTCGGCGAAGATCCTCGCGCAGTCGCACGGCTCGTCCGTGGGTGCGACGGCGCCGTCGACCATCGCGACGCCGACGACCGTCGCCACCGTCCCGTACATCGTCCTGACCTGACCCCCTGCCGCCCCTGGGTGGCCGACCGAAGGGAGCAGCTCCGGATGAACGTGGAGCAGCTGCAGGAGCGACGCGAGTCGCTCACCACCGAGCGGGCCTTCGTCGAGGAGGCACGCGGAGCCGACGAGCGGCGCCTGGGCGAGATCGACGAGCAGATCGCGCTCGTCGACGCCCAGCTCGCCGACCTCGCCGACGTCGACGCCCTCTACCCCGAGGCGCCGGCCGTCGACGACACCGTCATCGAGGAGGACCCGGTGCAGGAGCCCAACGCCCCGGAGACCGCCGAGGCGCCGGCCGCGCCGGAGCAGGCCGTCGCGCCGGCCCCCAAGCGGGGCCGGAAGAAGGCCGAGTAGCCCGACGTGGCGATCTCGAACGGGTACTGCACCCTCAACGAGATCAAGACTCGAGCAGGGATCGGTCTTGCCGGCACGGACACCGTCGACGACACGGCACTCGAGCTGGCCGTCGAAGCGGCGTCGCGCGAGATCGACCGGTGGTGCCGGCGGCGCTTCTGGCTCGACGGGTCGACGAGCGCCCGGACGTACCTGCCCGAGGTCGTGGTCGACCGGCTCGTCCACATCGACGACTACGACCCGGCCACGGCCATCACGGTCAAGTCGGACGACGATGACGACGGCACGTTCGAGACGACCTGGACGGCGGGCACCGACTACCAAGCGGAGCCCCTCAACCAGAACGTCTACGAGTCCGGTGCGAAGTGGATGCTCTGCCTCCTCGGCACCCGCACCCTGCGCGGCTGCTGGTCCGGGCGGCCACAGCTCCAGGTCACCGCGAAGTGGGGCTGGCCCGCCGTGCCCATCGCGGTCAAGCAGGCCTGCCTGATCCTCGCGTTCGACCTGTTCAAGTCGAAGGACGCCCCGTTCGGTGTGGCCGGCACCAACGACTTCGGTGTGCTGCGCATCCGCGACAACCCGCAGGCGAAGGCCCTGTTGCAGCCGTACCGGCATCCTGGCGGTGTCGCCTGATGGCCGACATCGACACCATCGCCGACGAGCTCAAGGAGCGTCTGGCCACAGTGGACCTGCCGTCTGGCGATCCGCTGAGGGTCGGTGACCTGATCGTTGACCAGGTGAACGTGCCGTGTGCACTCGTCGGTCCGGACAACCCGTTCATCGACTGGGATCTCACCAACGCCCGTGGAGCCGACACGTTCTTCTTCCGGGTCGTGCTCCTCGCCAGCCGGGCCAGTGAACGTGCCGGAGCGAACCTGATCAACGCGTTGCTCGCCGGCGCGGGGGCGTCGTCGGTGAAAGCGGCGCTCGAGGCGAGCTGGCCGGACGCGGTGTCGGGGATCTCGTTCGCCGAGGCGCAACGCGTCGAGGACTACGGGGTCCACACGTGGAACGACGTCGAGTACCTCGGCTGCGTGTTCATCGTCATGGTCGTCGCGACGTGATGCCGGCGGCATCACCTCCCCGGAGGAACCCCTCGTGAAGTACCGCGTGTTGGTGGGTTGCAACTACCGGCCCGACCCGAAGAAGCCCGAGGTGCGCGCCGAGCCCGGCGCCGTGGTCGACGACATGCCGACCAAGGTCGCGAAGGCCCTCGGCCCCGACGTCGTCGAACCGGTGGAGGACTGACCCATGGCGTTCATCACCGCCGCGACGTCGCGGCTCCTCCTCGGCGACTTCCACCTCTCGGGCTACATGCGGAAGGTCGGCGCCGAGCTCGAGATCGCGATGCTCGACAGCACCGTCCTGACCTCAGCGGCAGAGGACGTCGTGCCCGGCCTCAAGATGGGCAAGTTCCCGCTCGGTGGTCTGCTCGACTCCGACGGTGCGGCGACCGGCCAGCACCGGCAGATCTTCGACAAGATCGGCGCGACCGCCGCCGACGCCGTCTCCTGGGGTCCGCAGGGCTTCACCCGCGGAAACCCGGTGATCTGCGTCCTCGGGCAGGAGGCGTCGTACCCGATCGGCTACGACGTGAAGGACATCGTGGCCTGGTCCGCCGACCTCAAGATCGACGGGCCGATCGACTTCGGGGTGTCGCTCGCCGACCTCGCTGCGGTCACCACCGACACGACCGGCACCGGCGTCGACAATGCGGCCTCGACGAGCAACGGCGGCGCCGGGTTCCTGCACGTCACCGCGTACAGCGGCTTCTCCGACGTCGTGTTCAAGGTGCAGCACTCGACCGACAACTCGTCGTGGTCGGACCTCGCGACGTTCACCTCGGTGACCGGGAAGACGTCGGAGCGGGTGACGGTCGCCGCGGCGACGACCGTGAACCGGTACCTGCGGTTCTTCGCCGACGTGACCGGCTCCGGCAGCTGCACCTGCCAGATGAGCTTCGCTCGACGCTAGTTCTTCTTGCCCCACCGGGCGGCTGCGCCAAGGCGGCCGGCCGCTGCCATGCGCTCAGAGTTGTACTGCCGTTCCGAACCGTGCTCGGCGTTGTGCTCGGCCGGCGTCATCAGCTCGAGGTTCTCGATCCGGTTGTCGGCCTTGTCGCCGTTGATGTGGTGGACGATCTCGTCGGGTCGGAGGGGCCTGCCGAGGTGTTGCTCCATGACGACTCGGTGCTCGCGCACGTACCCCTTCGGGTCTGCGGCCGGGTGGTCGGGAGCATGCACGAGCACGTAGCCCTGGGCGTTGACGATGCGGCCGCCCTTCCAGAGGTGGTGGTTGGCGCCGCGGTACTGGGCTGATCGGTGGCCGAGTGCGTAGGGCACGGGGTGGCCCTTGAACCAGCGCCGCTTGCGGTCGGTTCGGTCGGCGATCTTCGTCGGCTGGCCGCAGCCGCACTCGCAGATGCCGCTCGGGATTTCCTCAGGTGTCGGCTTGTAACCGGTGCCGAGTCGGGGGCTTGCAGGTCTGACTCGGGCGTGGTGCCCGGGGATGAATCGGGGTTGCCGGTACTTGTGCTTCGGCCTTACCGGGATCTCCTCACCACAACCGCATTCACAGATCGCCATAGGGCGACAATAGCAGGAGGAAAAGACCGTGGCGTTTGGTGCGGGAAAGTCAGGTGTCTTCCAACTCGACAACGGTGCGGGGTCTCTCCAGACCCTCTCGGCCTACATCAACAAGGCCGACATCTCGCTCACGATCGCGATGCTCGACACCACCGTCTTCTCCCTCAACGCGGAGACGGTGCTGCCCGGGCTCAAGGCGGCCGACAAGATCCAGATCTCGGGCCCCCTCGACCCGACGCTGCACACCCACTTCGGGACGATCTACAACAACGGCGGTGGGCTCACCACCGGGAACGGATCGTTGTCGTTCGTGCTCGGCCCGATGGGCTCGACCACCGGCAACCCGAAGTTCTCCGGGGAGTGCTTCCTGTCGAAGTACGCACCGTCTGCCGAGGTGAAGGGTCTCGCGACCTGGTCCGTCGAGCTCACCATCACCGGCGGCGTCACCTCCGACGTCTACTAGGCCGAGGCCCTCGTGGGGACGTCGCGGTCCCCGGCTGAGCTCTCCCGGAAGCTGAGCCAGCTGGCGGTCGAGATGCAGGACCTGCCGCTGGCGATGGTGAAGGAAGCGTCGCAGGCCACGAAGGCAGCGGTGAAGGGCCGGGCGCCGGCTCGCCTCTCGGGCCGTGGGAAGCGCGGCGCGCGGCTCGACGTCCGGTACAACGTCGGGAACTACGGCGGCGAGGCGAAGTCGCTGGTCTTCGCGACAGGCCCGTTCCACCTGATCGAGCGGGACACGAAGCCCCACCGCATCCCGGCGTTGAAGGGGCAGAAGACCCGGCAGAACCGGGCGATCCGCGCGACGAAGGGCCGCACGTTCGGCCCGGCGTTCGGTGGGGTGAAGACCGCCGGGAAGCCCATCGTGTTCGGCGACAAGGTCCGCAACGCGGTGTGGCATCCGGGCACCAAGGGTCAGCACCCGTGGGAGCACGGTGTCACCGCTGCGCAGTCGGTGATCCGCAAGGTGTTCGAGTCGAAGGGGGAGCTCGTGCTCCGCCGCGTCTTCTGAGGGGGAACCGTTGGACGTGAACCGCATCGGCGACCAGGCGATCGGCGAGATCGTCGACGCCGGCCAGTACGCCGTCGAGATCGACGGCGAGATCGTGCCGATCCTCTCCCTGCCGCCGGGTGCGCTCGGCCAGATCCAGTCGCGCACCGGGTTCGGATGGAACCGGATGATCGTCGAGCCGTTGGTGCGGCTCGACGTCGCAGCGGATCTCGTCGCCGCGGTGCTGGCGAAGGTGGGGAAGGACCCGCGGGACTTCGACACCGAGGACCTGGTGCGCCTCTTCGTGAAGATCCCGGGTGATCTGCCCGACCCGGAACCGCGAGGTGAGAGCGGCGAGGGAAACCCTACCGACGCGAGCTAGACGCCTGGGTGGCCGTCTACTGCTCGCCGCCGTTCAACCACGATCCGGCCCGGGTGCGATGGGAGTGGGAGGTGCGTGACTTGCTGATCCTCGAACACCACCGCGCCCGCGTCGCCCGCCTCGTCGCCGAACGAGCCGCAGGCATCCCGTGAGCACCTTCACTGAGCGGCTCGAGCTGCTCATCACGTCGAGCGCGAAGGGTGCCGTCACTGGCATCAAGGAGACCGACGCTGCGGTCACGCAGCTCGACACGAAGGCCAAGGGGGCGACGGGGGTCCTGCAGAAGTTCGGGATCCAGGGCGAGGCGACGGGTGCGATCCTCTCGGCCGGTGTCGCGGGCGGGGCCATCGCCGCCGGCGCCGCGGTCACGAAGTTCGCCGTCGACGGGGTCAACCAGTTCACCAGCCTGGCCTCCACCGTCCGGGACTTCCAGCGCGCTTCGGGTGCGACCGCCGAGTCGTCGTCGCGGATGGTCGCCGTGTTCGACGACCTGGAGATCTCCCAGGACGCAGCGTCCCGAGCATTCTTCAAGCTCAGTCGCGAGATCGGTACGAACGACAGCGAGCTGTCGAAGTACGGCATCACGGTCGCCCGCACGAAGGACGGGAACCTCGACCTCGAAGAGACCATGCTGCGGGTCTCCGAGGCGTACAAGAACACGACGGATCAGGGTGAGCGAGCGGCGCTGATCCAGGAGGCGTTCGGCCGCGGCGGCAAGGAGCTGATCCCGATCCTGGAGCAGGGTCGCGACCGGATCCAGGAGATGTTCGCCGAGGCGGACAAGAACCACCAGATCTTCTCCCAGGAGGACCTCGAGCAGGCACGCGAGTACGAGCTCGCGCTCGACTCGCTCGGCGACTCCATCCAGGGGCTGCAGCGGTCGGCCGGCCAGGCGCTGGTCCCCACGCTGACCACCGTGGCGAACAGCACGGCGGACACCATCACCACCGCCGACGAGCTCACCAGCAGCATCGGTGGTGTCGCCGGCGGTGTGCGGTTCCTCAACGAGAGCTTCAACCCGCTCATGTTCGGCGTCAACGCGGCCGGCGGCGCCATGAAGATCCTGCAGGGCGACTTCCGCGACGGGTCCGAGCAGCTGGTCCGCTCGACCGGCCTGATCGGGAAGGGCGCCGCGAACCTCGGTGAGACCATCGGGATCTTCTCGAAGGGTGGGGAGGAGACCGACAAGTTCACCGAGGCGCAGAAGCGTCTCACCACCGCGCAGCAGGAAGTCGTTCGCCTCTCCGCCGACGGCACCACGAAGGCATCGGAGCTCGGTGCGGCGAAGCGAGAGCTCACCGCCGCCGAGGAAGGCTACGAGGCGGTCGTGGGCCGGGTGACGAACGCACTGCAGGGCCAGACGTCGAAGCTCGTCGAGAACACGCTCGCCGCCCAGCAGTACATGAACAGCCAGTTGGGGG